GAGTATGTTCTATGAAGAAAACAATTTATTGTTTTGTAAAATAGGTATATTAACAGGTGATAACTGGGTGTGGAAATCAGACACAGGATCAGAGTCTAAGGTAGAAAAAGATAAGGGTCATGTGTCAGATGCATTTAAACGTGCATGTGTATCATGGGGTATAGGTAGATTCTTATATAGATTACCAATACAAACTTTAACTACAAAACAATGGAAGGGTAAAGACTATCCATATGCTCCAGAGAAAGATAAGATTATCTTTGATGGAGATACATTAACTAAGTATATTAACTGGAAAATTAAAAACAATAAATAATGAGTGCATTACCGTTTAATTTAAACGCAACAACAACAAAAAGAGCTGTAGGTGAAAAAGTAGAATACATTACACCTGGAGCACACGAATGTAAAATAACAGGATTAACTACATCGGAACAATTAGAAGACTACAAAGGGTCTCCATTTATACAATATGCCGTGACAAGTAACGGTAAGGTTGGTAGATGTAGATTTTGGGTGGTAAAAGAAACTGATAAACAATCAACACAAGAATGGAAATCTAAGCAAATTAAAGACTTTCTAGTAAACTCAGGAGTGCAAGATTTTAGTGATGACAGTAAAGCTATGAATGATGCTATAGGAAATAGTTTAATGGTTACGTTTATATCAGAAGAATACATTAGTAAAAACAGAGATAATCAAGAGCCTGTAATTAGAACTGCTACTAAGTATAGATGGTCTGCTAAGTCAGGAGGAAAATGTACATATAACAATGACATGAACCAGACTTTAACTGATGAGCAAATGGCTGATTTTAGCAAGCAACATTCTGATTGGTCAAATGCAAATAGCTCTATAAGTGCTGCAGCTGATGATGATGATATGCCTTTCTAAAGATATATAAGTGAGAGAGATAACAGATCCTGAGGATCAGGTAAGTGTCCTGCTAGACAGGTTAAACTTTTAAGATTTAAGTGCGCCAAAACTCCAAGGGTGAAACTCTCAAATTTATTATTATCTTTGCATTATGGCAGAGATATTTATAGCAGGAAATGTCCCATCTAGTAAGAACGGAAAACGATGGACAGGAAAGTATTTAATCCACTCTAAAACAGTGATGAATTACATAAAAAACACAAAAGAGGATTGGGTAAATAATAAAAACAAATTTGAAGAACTAGTGAAAGGCAAGGAGATACCATATGAAATAGAATTTACATTTATAAGAAATAGTAGAAGAAAATTTGATTATATAAATCCTTGTCAAACAGTTCAGGACTTAATGGTAAAATATGATTATATTCAAGATGACAACTGTGATTGTATCATCCCTAGTTTTGGGGAGTACAAATACGACAAAGAACATTCAGGAGTAATAATAAAAGTATTATGACAAATACAACAATTTTGAACAACTTTATTACAGACTATTGTGAAAGAGTTGATATATCACTAGATGTATTGAAATCTAGAAGTAGAAAAAGAAATATAGTAGAAAGAAGAATGGTTATTGCGCATGTATTAAGAAACAGAGTCGGGCTAACGCTCACGCAGGCAGGAAACTGTATTAATAAAGATCATGCAACTGTAATACATTATAACAAAGCTATAGAAAATTTCTTAGTAGTATACCCTCACATAAAAGTCTTATACAGCCACGCTGTACAGTCTTATGAGAAATTTAAAACACAACTACACTGTACTTATGATATAAATATCACAAAGTATGAGAAAGAAACAAAACTAGTAGATATACTATTAGAAAATCAAGAAAAATTAAAACAAAAAATTAATAACTTAGAAAAAGAATTATATGGCAAAGAAAACTAAAAAAATAGAAATCAATATTATGGGGTCAAAATACAAAGTAGATGAAGATGTAAATAAAACTTTACAGGCTTTATCAGAAGCTTTACACTCTCATGAAGTTGCATTATTAACTTGGGCTCATAAAGATTATAATGGAGCAGAAACTAATGATTTAGATGGATTTAGAAATGCATTAAATGAGTATTGTCTGAACATACCTGAAGCTGAAAATATTCTAAAAAGAATGGTAGAGCTAGACAAGCAACATTTAGATGATGCAGAAAAAAGAAAAGAAGGAATTAGTGCTGAAGAGTTTTACAAAAAAGAAGACAAGCCTAAGAAAGAACAGGGAGCAAATTAGTAGTAACTACTTTGTAGAGCTTTCTCGGTTTGTTTTTAATTGCATAGAGGCCCTCTTTCGGGAGGGCTTTTATGTACTATAATAAAAAAAATGAAATTAATAAAAGATCACAACTTATCACATCACAACTACTACGAAGATACTGAATATGTATCTAACAGTATGTTGAGCAACCTTACTGGTAAATCACCAGAATATTTTAGATTTGCTTTAGATAATCCACAGCCGTCTACACCAGCAATGAAATTTGGATCTGCATTACACATGAATGTATTGCAACCAGAAGAGTTTAATAAGCACTACGCTGTATCTCCTAAATTTGATAAAAGAACTAAACAGGGAAAGGCGGATTACGCAGAATTTGTAAAAAATAATATATTTAAAACTGTTATATCAGAACAAGACTATCATTTAATAGAACAAATGACAGAAAAGCTAATGAGAGATGACGATGCTAAGCTTATGTTAACTAATGGTCTTAAGGAGCAAATTATAGTATGGGAAAACGAAGAGCATGATGTTAAGTGCAGAGGTATGCTTGATGTATACAATAAAGATGCTAATATTATAGTAGACCTAAAAACAACACAAGATAGCTCTTATTACGGCTTTGCAAGCTCTGTAAGGAAGTTTAAGTATTATAAGCAAGCTGCATTCTACATGGATGCTGTAAAGGCTCATGAGTTCTATATTGTAGCAATAGAAAAAAGCCCACCATTTAGCATTAATATTATACAAATAGGTGATGACTTGCTAGACAAGGGTAGAGAATTATATAATAGAGATTTAGAAATTTATAAATACTGTACTGATAATGATTATTGGCCTAGTCAAGGATTTGATTATCTAGATAAGAAATCAGAAAGAAGTATACATATAATGAATGAAAATATATTATAATGAATCCACAATTCAAACAAAAGTTTATAAAGTATTTATTTAAACTTATCCCAACTAGTATAAGAAGAGAGTTTGGAGATTTTGAAATGACGGAACACAATACGGGATATATCAGGATGCATGGAGGTAACGTGCATTCTGTATATCTTATTTGTAGGCCATCTAAGCACTCTGAATTACAAGGAGAAATATTTGTTAAGTACAAGTATAAAGAAAAAGACTTTGTTTATGACAAGATATACTACAGGCCTGATGGCTGTAATGAATACAGGTACAACAAAGACTTTGATATAGACGCTATATATCTTACAGGATACTCTATACTACCTACTTTAGACCCTATAACTAAAAAGCATTTCTTTGAAACTCTAAAAGAATGGGAGCAAACAGATAATATTCTAAAAGAAACTAATGAATATGTATCTGCATATCAGGTTATTAAAAATAAAGAAAAGGTAAGAATAGCTTATATAATATGCTCTGATAAGATTACATCAGTAAATGATGAAACACAGAAAATAGTAGATAGTATTACAGAAAATTTTACTATTAAAAATTGTATATACGGCTGTAAAGGAACTTTAGAAAAAGATAAAGTTATAAAATCAGACCCTATATACTTAATAGTATATGATAAGAATGCAGAGAATATAGCAAAACAATTAAAAAAGAAAGTATGAAAAATTCAGTAGTATTTGAGGGAGGTATTGATAAAGTTAGTACCTTAGCAGACGGAAGCTTAAGGGTTTACCTTGGGACTCCAGAACTAACAAGTGAAACAATGGTAAATTTATTTGGAATGATAAAGAAACCAGGATATGTATTAATATCAACAAGCACTATAAATCAAGATCAAGTAGATGCAGTTGAAAAAGCAACAACTAACGTAGAGTTTAGTGAAAAGACACCTAGCCAGAGAATGAGAGGCGTATTGTATAAACTATGGGAAAAAACACAGCCTAAAACTATGAATGGAGATACAGGCCAAATGGAATATGTAGATTTTGATTTATTCTACAAAAGGCAAATGAATAAAATAATTGATCACTTTAAAACAAAATTAGACTAATGGACAAAAAAAATAAATATTATTATGAATATGATAGAAATATGGACTCTACTACAAATATAAATCCTAAAATGAAAATGTCTAAAGAAGAATTAGGATTAAAAGACACTAAAGTTCCAAATTATTATAGGGGCAGAAATGGTTATGAAGCAAGGAAAGTATGTGATAACTTTGAGCTTCCTTACCATCTTGCTACCGCTACTACTTATATTTTACGTGCATACCATAAACATGATACTCCTGTAGAATGTTTAAAAAAAGCAATAGCTCACTTAGAATTTGAATTAGAAAAAATAGATGATCAAAAAAGTAAATAGAAAAACATTTAAAATACGACCATCTGGTAGGTCTACAGATTTTATATCCCCTAGCTTTGGTTATGGCTGTTTGTATAACTGTTCTTATTGTTATATGAAACGCCATAAACCTAGAGGGCTATCTGTAGCTACAAACACTGAAGATATTTTAACTGAAATTAATAGTCATGCTGCATTTGCAGTAGTTGACAAACCAAACCAAACACATGAGAAATATATAACTTACGATATAAGTTGTAATGAAGATTTTGCTCTTCACGCTAAACATCATGAGTGGAAAAAAATATTTACATTCTTTAAAAATCATCCTGATATTATGGGTAGTTTTGCAACGAAGTATGTTAATCCAGATTTAATTGAATTTGATTCTGAATGTAAAATACGTATCAGATTTAGCTTAATGCCACAGCGCAAAGCTGATATACACGAGCCTAACACATCTAAAATTATAGACAGAATTAAAGCTATTGATGCTTTTATAGAAGCAGGTTATGATGTTCATGTAAACTATAGCCCAATTATAGTATACGAGGGATGGTTAAACGATTACTTTGAGCTTTTTAGCATGATGAATGATTATGTACAGTATAAAGAGCAAGTATTTTCAGAGTGTATATTTTTAACTCATAACTTTGAAAGACATACGTTAAACTTAAAAAAGCACCCACAAACAGAAGTAGATATATGGACTCCTAATATACAGGAAACTAAAACATCCCAGTATGGTGGAAAAAACGTTAGATATAATTATAAATTAAAACGTGAATACATAAAACAATTTGTAGATTTACACGATACCGTTATACCTTGGAATAAAATTAGATACATATTTTAAAATGGGAATATTTACATTAATAATAGTTATATTAGCAACTACTAGTTTATTTATATATGCATATAAATTTAACCTAGAATTACAAAATAATAAATTAATAAAAAACTTAGAAGAGTATGCCAAAAAAGAGGAAACTAAACAGCAAGAATCCAAAATACTGGGACAAAAGCAAGTTAAAAGAAAAGGAAATAAAAAAGAAAGAACTCGCATGTACCACCTCTAATGGTACTAAGGTATACAAAGTATGGTATGTTTAATTTAAAGAAAAAACTAAGTTATATATTACACAGTATGGGGTTTCATAACTCTAGCTGCAGAAGAAGAGTCTACACTACAGAACAAGACTATTTATGTTTAATAACGGGTAA